GAAAGGCTGGTGCCGTATCTGCTATTTATCAACGTGCCGCTGTGCAAGGAGCGCGGTGCACGGTTTTTTGACCCTGACCGCTCATGGGCACTCCACAAGGGCAACGACGAGCGCAACTTCTGGGACACCGGCGCGGCCCTGCTGAATGACATCCGCAGCCACAAAAACGGACTCTGCGGCGTTTGCGTGGATATCCGTCCGCTGATGGTACACCTGGGCAGCGGATCGTGGGAGAAGAACGATGACGGCAAGCACCAACGCTGGCTGAATCAGTACCGCCATTTATGGTACACTGAGCCAAAACCAAAATATACCGTGCTCACCTATATTTTTAACGACTACGAGATAGTTCATGAAATCGGCGAGAAAGACCCAGAAGCCGAATATCTGCTGATTACAGACGATAAGAACTTGCAAAGCCTGACGTGGACGGTTGTCTATGACGAGAGTCTGACGAAGATGTCTGCTTTCGGTCGCAACTACTTTGTCAGACTTCATCCATTTCGCTATGCGCATACCGACGTGGTGGTGCGTATGGACGGCAGCATCGGACTACGCAAGCCACTGACGGCACTGGTTCAGGCTTTCAACGACGGCAAGTATGACCGATGCCTGATGATTCATCCAGACAGGAATACGTTTGTTGAGGAAGTTGATGTATGGTGCAAGACCCGCGACTACTCGCTGAAGGTGGCTGCGCGGTTCCTAAATATGGCTGAGCAGATGGGTTATAAACTGAAATACAAAGGACTCTACCAGGGATGCTTTGAGATTGTGCGCAAGGGTGAAATCAACCGCGACATCAATAACCTCACCTATGGACTGATGCAATACACTGGCGGCGACGACATCGACCGCTTGGATCAGCACGTCACATCGTTGGTGATTAATCATTTCTTCAGCAGCAAGCTGAAGGCAATGACCGTCAGCGAGGCATTGGTGACTGACGGTAAACTGATGCAATGGTATTATCACAAGAGCGACAACCCTATACAGATGAAGCACGACACTATTCAGCCGGTGCTTTTCAACAAACCGTGCCAGCCGTGGAATGAGAAGAGTAAACCCGCAACCGCGAAATCAACGAATAGAAAAGGCAAATAATTATGGATAATATTTTTGCGAACTTATGGCGAAGCCGACATAGGGAGGTTGAGCAGACGGACAGCAAGGCGGTTGACATGCCAGCGGCGAAGGGCGGTCACTACTCAGACCGAACCGTGAACGCTGGTACGCCGGGCAAGGCTCTCACCGTGTCGTCGTGGTATCGCGGTTTGACGGTCATCGGCAACACAATGGGCATGATGCCCGTACAGTATCAGAAACTTGACCGCGAGAAGGGCAACTTCGTGGTGGACGTGAGCGACGCGCCTGGCAATTATTTGACTTACGGCACGAGGCTTAACTATCTGTTGCAGGTACGCCCGAACCCGCTGATGACGGCTTTCGAGTTGAGCCGACAGGCAGCTATCGACATTCACCAAAAGGGCAATGCCTTCATCTTCATCGAGTGGCCGGACGACGGCGACATGGTGCCGAAAGCCTTTTGGCTGGCACACAACGGAGCATACATCGAGCCGACAAACCAGTACCAACTGACGTATCTTGGCGAGTTTGGACAGGTGACTGTGACGGCAGAAGCCCGCGACGTGATACACCTCTCGAACACGTTCAAGTACCCCGGCACCATCATGGGTATGCCGACGCTCATCCACGCGAAGAATGACCTGAGCCTTGCAGCCACGAGCGATGCGCTGGCATTAGAGAATGTGGCGAAAGGTGGCCGTCAGAAAATCATCGTGCGCGAGGAGCGGCCGACCGCCGGACAGGGTACACTGGCTTTCGGTCGGTTTAATCCGCAGGAGTTGCAGAAGAAGACGCAGGAAATCAACGATGCCTTGTATGACAACGACGTGCTGCTACTGACCAACGCGCTCGACATCGTGAATATATCGCAGAACGCCCAGCAGCAGGAGTTGCTGGAGAGCCGCAAGTTTACGGACGGTCAGGTGATAGGCCGATTCCTCGGTGTGCCTAAAATCCTTCTGATGGATGATTCGGGCAGTTCGTACAAAAGCCCGGAGGCTGCGACGCAGGAGTTCTATATGCGCACCATCTCGCCGATGGCAGAACAGAAGGAACAGGAGTATCAGTCGAAGTTGCTGAATGTCTATGACTTCACTAAGCGACGCTTCCACGTCTGCGAGCAGCCCATCTTCAGACTTGACCCGGCGGGACAGGCGAAGATTATCATCGACCGCATGGCCAGCGGCACTGCGACCGTGAACGAGGGCCGTAGGTTCTATGACCTGCCAGCAGTGAAGAATGGCGACGTGCCATTGGTAAGTGCAAACTTGATGACGCTCGAAGCTCTCATGGCGAAGGGACTGCCCCAGCCAGTCCGACCGACAGATCATCCAACAGATCCAACACTGCCGAAAGAGCCTGAAGTACCAAATCAAGAAGAAAATGAAGAGTAAACCCGTAATATGGATTTGCGCGATAAGTAGTAACCAATTTTTATAAACGAGAATATGGATGCAACGAAACGAGAAATCAGAACCATTGAGTGCGAGCTGGCCGTTAGAGAAGCGGCAGAAGGTTCGCAGGGCGAGTCTCGCACCATCACCGGCACGGCCATCGTATTCAATTCTGAATCGGAATTGCTCGACGACTGGGGCGTGAAGTTCCGCGAGGTGATTAAGCCCGAAGCCGCACAGATGGCTTTCCTGAACACGCAGGACATCAAGATGAACCTCTTGCATGAGCGTTCGATGGCGATAGCCCGCTGCAAGGAAGGACGTGGAAGTCTGCGGCTGAGTGTTGACGGACGGGGTGTAAATTTTGAATTTGAAGCCCCAAAGTGTGACATCGGCGACCGTGCCCTTGAACTGGTACGCACGGGCGTCTACTCTGGATGCAGCTTTGAGTTCATACCCGACGTGTATGAGGTTGAAGAGCGTGGTGCAGATAAGGAGGTGCGTATCACTCACAAACGATTCAAGGCTATTACAGCCCTGACTATCGGCATGGATCCCGCATACAAGGCTACGACAGTCAACGCTCGTGAGCTTTGGAACGAGACGCCGACCGCAAAACGTGAGGCTGAGGAAGCTCAGCGCAAGGCCGACGAAGAAAAGCGACTGGCAGAAGAGCGCGAGAAGTATGAGGAAATGCTGAAGCGTGAACGCCAAAAGCGTCAGACCATGCACAGGATGCGTGACCGTGAAATGGAATTGGAAAATCTTAATTATTAACCCCTTAAAACCGATTTTAAGATGAAGAAATTTAAGAACATCGACGAGCTTATGGCCCGTCAGCGCGATGTGAACGACGAGCTGACCGTTCTGGAGACCGCATCGCTTGAGAGAGAACTGAATGACGAGGAGAAGGGCAATATGGCCAAGCTCCGCGTCGAGTATGACAGCAACAAGCGTGAGGCTTCTATGATGATTCAGCAGAAGCAGAACGCAGCTCTGAACGTTGCCCCTAAGAAGGACATGAACACCGAGCTTCGTGAGTTTATCAAGAATGCGAAGAAGGGCGAGTCGTTCCAGATTCCTTTCACCCGTGAGGCTATGGCAACTACCGACACCGTTCCTTACGTACAGGGTATCACGGTGGTTGACCTGATTGACACCGAGCGCAAGGATGGCGACATTCTGCTGACTGCTGGCGTGCCGATGACCACTGGTGTAGTAGGCAACAAGATTCAGTGGGCATTTGCCGGGGGCGTAGAAGCTGTCTTCGCCAACGAGCTTGCTGAGACCACCGAGCGCAAGATCGACCTCGACAAGCAGGTGCCCATCCAGAACCGCCTCACCCTTCGTGTGCGCATCTCGAACCAGTCGCTGGAGAACAGCAACTACGACCTGCTGAACTACATCATCACTCACGTAGCCGCTGCCCTGCGCGACAAGATCAACTGGGCTGCTGCCTCTACCACCAAGGCCACCGAGACGTTGTACGGCGGTTTCGCCCAGAACGCCGAGAGCGGCACCTATGGACAGGGTGGCTATACACCTGGTAAGCAGACCGGCACCTACACCTCGTTTACCAAGGAGGTAGCTGCTGAGATGATTGGTAAGCTCGCAGGCCGTAACCTGCCTATCGACAACGTGGTATTCGTGATGGGTGCTGCTGATTTCTGGACTGCCAAGGTGACTCCGATGGATGCCGGTAGCGGTATCATGCTGATTGGTCCTGACAACCGTCTGCTCGGCATCCCCGTGATTGCCAACAACGCCATCAACCGCGCCACTCAGAAGGGTGCCGTCTCTGGCCACAACGTAGGACTTGGTAACTTCAAGTACCTGCCGACCATGCAGCACGGTAACATCCGCCTGTCGGTTGATTCCAACTCAGCCTACGCCAGCTCTACTGACGAGGTGATTGTGACCATCAACGCCGACTTCTCGATGACTGTGCTGAAGGACGGTGCCGACGCTTTCGTTGTTTACAGCAAGAGCGGTGCTTCGACTCCTCTCTAATCTCTCTTAACATCCGCAAGCTGCTTCGGCGGCTTGCGGAATAATAGTATTAACTTTTAAACTCTTAAAGAAGTAAATGATGGCAAGAATGACACAACAGGAGTTGATGGAGAAGTTCGAGACGCTCTACGACCAGATGGCTGCATCGCGTGACACACGGAACATGATGCTGTTTGGAAGTGTGATGAAGAATATGATGCACCGCATGATTGAGATGCATCCTGACGCAGCTATGCAGTATGTTGAGACATTAGAAGCCATCAACTGGCACAACTATCTGACAGAGAGCGAGGCTGATGGAATTACCTCGAAGATGGATCCGAAGACCGGCTGGACTTTCCCTGCATGGAAGAGTGTGATGGATCGCCTTGGACTCGCAACCAACGAGGAGCCATTCTATAACGACTATGCTCTGTATGTGGATATGTCGAGAAACTTCAGCGACCACGGACAGTCGCTTCGTGACCTGTTCGGGATTGCCAAAGGTGACGAGACAAACAACGAGCAGTTTATGAAGTTTGTGTACAAGATGTCTGTCGACGACCTGAAAGACCGTGACGGTATGTTCGATATCCGTCGCTACTTCAGACTATAACGCTTTTCGGAATCATAGTTCCTGCCGACGGGTGGCTCCGATGCACGAGCAACAGGCTGTCTGCCCGCCGGTTCTTAAAAACAAAAGAAAATGAGCTTACTGACTGACCAGTTCTTTTTCAACGCGCTGACAGCGAGCGAGGCCATCACAGAGATGGTAGGCGACCGCATTTTCAATCCTTACCGTCCGACGGTGGATGAGAATGAGGATAAGATACCTTATATCGTTCTGCGCTTTGCCGGTCTTCAGAACAACCTTGACACAAAGGACAGTGGTGTTGAGGGTGACGAGGACAAGGTGACGATTGAGATATTGTGCGTGAGTGAAAGCTGCGATTCTCTCGGTGAGCTGACTGAGGCTGTCAGGCAGCAGTGTGCAAGTTACTGGGATGCGCACCGCGACGAAGAGCTGACACCTCTTGACTGGACTTTCTCGGCTGAGGAGGTAGGGTATGACCAGGACAAGCCCTGCTGCTACCAATGGCTAATTTATCAATGCGACACTAATATTTGACAAGATATGGATAATAAGAATTTCTCTCTCGACGAGCTGCTGAAGAACGGCAGTGTGACTTTGAAGGCGAAATCCCGCCAGGAATTATACGATCATGCCCAAAGCCTGACCGACTCTCTACCGAAGGAGACGAAATGGACTCGCACGATTGCGCAGTTCAAGCCTGAGACCTTTGAATTTGTACAGACGATCACCATCATTAACAAAAAGTAAAAGATATGGCATTAACAAAACTGAAAGGCCAGAACTTCCGTGCATTTGTCGGGGGTTCGGCAGTGCCTGAAGCCTCAAGCTGCCAAGTGAGCATCACTGGCAATATGGAATCGGCACAAACGAAAGACAGTGAAGGCTCTTTCAACCAGGAACAAATGACCTCTCGCGGTTGGACTGTGCAGGTAGACAGTTACCAGGCTACTGCCGCCGAGCTCATTGGAGTGATTAACCAGTTTCTCAGCGACAACACCGTTGAAGTGGGCTGGGATCAGACAGACACTACTGCGGGCACCCAAAACCGCAATGCCTCTAACGCCGCATTCGCCCGCTCAGGCAATGCTCATTTGATTGATTTTACACTGACCGCAAACAACCGAGCCAATATTACGCTTTCGCGTCAATATCAGGGTAACGGTGCTTTGTCATAAAGTATAGGAGATTCAAGTATGGATAAAGGACAACATATACGA